TGCGAGAAATAGACCCGAATAAATGTATAGACTTTATTCTTGAAAACGCTGGTAAGTACGCATCTGCCAAGGGTGAGTTAGCCCAATTAGAAACCTTTAAAAGCAGTCTAAAAGCCATAATGATGCAGAAGTCAGGTGAGCAGACCATTGGGGCGCAGGAACGAGAAGCCTACGCCTGTCAGGAGTACCAAGACCTATGCAAAGCTATTGGGGTAGCAACCGAGAACGCTGAGAAGCTGAAGTGGGAACTAGAAGCCGCAAGACTACGCCACGCTACATGGCAGACCCTAGAAGTATCTAACCGTAACCATGATCGGATATTAAAATGATTGAATTGCTCAACGAGTTTCAGGTTCTTAGAACCCTAGTCCGTCACTATGACGATGCCCTAAAAAGCAACAACGCCATACAGATGATGGAGATTGCTGTAGACATTGCAGAATCCGCTGTAAAGCTAGAACAAGCCAGCGTGGATCATGCCAATGTATCGTAATAAAAGCTTATTGGAAATAGCTAGAAGTTTCCCCTGCACCCATTGCGGGGCTACAGATGGCACAGTGGTTGCCGCACACTCAAATCAACTAAGGGATGGAAAAGGCCGTGGACTCAAAGCACACGATTACAGAATCGCATCACTCTGCTACACCTGTCACACAGAAATCGACCAAGGTGCAACACTTAGCAAAACAGAAAGAGTGGGTAGGTGGGAAGAAGCGCACAGAAAAACGATTGCCCTCTTATTCGAGTCGGGGTTTTTATATACCAAGTTTTGAACAAATGACCCAAGACACCGTGGAATTGTTAAACTCTCTTAATGTTGATTCTAAACCTACCACTACCCCCATCCGTCAATCATTACTGGGGGAGTCATGGACACAGGCGTTATATCAGCAAGGCAGGAAAAGAGTTTAAGACGCAGGTCAGCGATTATGTAGTGGAGTGGAAAGTTCCCAAGTTAGGTACTGCCCGCCTAGAAATGCAGGTCACACTGTATCCAAAAGACAGACGCAAGCAAGATATTGATAACCGAATCAAAGCCCTTTGGGATGCCTTAGCGGATGCTGGCGTATTTGATAACGATGAACAAATTGATGTGTTGATGGTACAGCGTGGCGCAATAAAAAAAGGTGGCGGTTGTCTTGTAGTTATTGATAAAATAGAGGAAACTACACCCATTACATAAGGATTTGTATGGAAAACTGTGCATTATTCCTAGCAACAATGTTACATTCTGCGACCAACACGCATTTCTTTCATTGGTCAACCGATTCCTACGCAAAACATAAGGCTTTAGCTAAATACTACGATGGTATTGTTGGCTTGACAGATACCTTTGCCGAATCGTATATGGGTAAGTACGGTAAGTTTAACGCCTTCCCAAGCGTGTACCACCAGCCTAAAGACCCAATACGCTACATGGAATCCTTACAAAACTTTGTTAAAGAAGCCCGCCAAGACCTACCCCAAGACCCCGAACTACAAAATATCATTGATGAGATCGCAGGCCTCATTAACAGCACCGCTTATAAACTTAAGTTTTTGAAATAAGGATATTTATGCCACTCGTAAAGTCAGGTAGCCCCGAAGCAGTCGGTAAGAACATCAAAACCGAGATGAAAGCTGGCAAGCCAAAGAAGCAAGCCGTAGCCATTGCACTCAGCGTTGAGCGTGAGAACGCCAAGGGTGCAAGAAAAGCTAAGTTAGAAGAAGCGTACGGTAAGTACATTGAGGAAAAGGCATGAGTCGTAGGGATGACATTCGTGCGGCAGTAGAAAAGCACGATAAGCCAATCCCCAAGACTACGACAGGTAAGGATAAGAACTACCTGCCCACAGATCAAGGCGCAGGCATGACCGCCAAGGGGCGTGAAGCGTATAACCGTAAGAACAACGCTAACCTAAAAGCCCCAGCCCCAAATCCTAAGACCGATGCCGACAAAGGCAGAAAAGCTAGTTTTTGTGCAAGAATGGGTGGGGTAGTAAAAAACAGCAAGAACGCTGAACGAGCAAAAGCAAGCATGAGGAGATGGAACTGTGGCTAAACAAGGACTATACGCAAACATTCACGCCAAGCGGGAACGCATTAAGGCTGGATCAGGCGAGAAGATGCGTAAGGTAGGTAGCGAAGGCGCACCATCCGCTAAAGACTTTAAAGAATCTGCTAAAACTGCTAAACCTACTCGTAGAGAGATGATTGCTTCTAAGATGAAGGATATGTAATGACACCAATTACCCCTATAAGCCGTAAGTACAAGAAAGAAGATGCCCTGTTACGCCCTGAACATCAATCTACGCTAGAAAAGCAACAAGCAGAACGCATTGCCCGTAGGAAGATGCTATCTAACAAACTTAAAGACTTGGATAAAGAAGTTAAGTAATTGAAGTTTACGGTAGCAGTACCACCTTATTCTAATAAAAGCGGTGGTCTTTGGTACTGTCATTACTTATGCCACGCATTAAACGAAATAGGTCACACGGCTACAATCTCATTCTATGAGCCACCCTACAGGCTTAATTTTGATTGGAATACCCCATTAGGACATGACCCTGAAGCAATAGTCATATATCCCGAAGGCTGTAGAGATAATCCTTTAAATGCTAAAAAAGTGGTTAGATACTTATTAGCCCCCGAAGATTTCTTTCAAGGCCCAGCAATTCAATGGCAGCCCACAGACTTTAAGCTGGCGTTTTCTAAGACTTATGCTAACGACTGTGATGTACTGTTTTACCCCATTACTGAATTAGAAATATTTAAACCAAGTGATGCACCTAAGAAGTTCAATACTTTTTATGTAGGTAAAGGACATTTTAAACAAGAGTGCCAGCCCCTTAAAGATTGCGTTGAAATAACTAGATCATGGCCCGAAAAAAAGCATGATTTAGCCAAAATTCTGCAATTAACCCGTATATTTTTCACTTATGATGAAATTAGTGCAACTAACCTAGATGCCACATTGTGCGGTGCAATGCCTTATTTCCTTACTAAAAACCTGCCTTGGATACAAGACAACGAATTAGGCAAGCATTGGATATACAGCTTAGACCCTGAAGAAGTGGCGGAAGCCAAGGAAAACATTAGAACATTACGACCTAGAATCATAGAGATGCGTAAGAATTACCCTATCAAATTAGCTGATATGTGTAATAAAATAGAAGCACACTTTACAAATATAGGGTTGCAATAATGGCTACGCTTGCAGAAATGTTGCGCCAAGGTGCGAACAGGCTTATAAACCTGCCAACCGAAGCACAGCGTTTTATGTACAACCCTCAAGCATTTACCCAAATGTTTGGCAGAAACCAGCTACCCAATGAAACAGGGTTTGCTGAAGGCGCAATGGTCGGTGATCGTAAATACGGTAGTGAAAAAGGATTTAAACAGGGTGAACCGTTGGCATTGCCAATAGCTGTAGCATCAATGGGCGCACCACTTGCCGCCCCTACCGCTAGAGCATTAGCACCTAAGGCCGCAAGCATGGCAGAAGATTATCTTGCCAAGATAGGTGGCATTCAATATATTGCACCGCAAAACAAAGTTCTAGCTGAAGCTATCCGCAATAAGCCAATTGGTGACTTTGACCCACGCTTTGACCCTAGAGTCTTAGAAAAGCAAAAGATTGCAACTACCGTGCCTGTGGTCGAACAGATAAATAAGACCGAAATCCCAAAGGTATCGTTGGCAGACTTTGAGGGCAGACCATTTATAACCAGTATGTCTGACCGTACTGCCGCTGGTGGTGACTTGCTTGGCGTTAACGATGTAATGTTTAAAAGACCCGTACACCTTTATGGTGGGCAAGACTATATGTTTAACGCACCAAATCAGGTATGGGCATCAGCACAGCAAGCAGTATCTCCAATTACTAAAAATGCCGAGATGCTTAAAGAAGTTACTGGTCAGAATCCTTTGTATATTCCTTGGCGCATGGCCCCGACTAGCGGTGACTTTGCCCATATGACGGGCGAAAGTATGCTGGGTTACGCAGAAGCCGCCATGAGCAGGGGTGATAAGAAGCAACTAAATACTGCAATCAAAGACCTTATTCCAAACTGGAAGGGCGTAGATAACGCTGAAAGTATTGCCCAATACAGAGCCGCACCCAAGGTCGTAAGAGATTCCATTATGCAAATCATGGATCGTGACTTCAGGGATTTGGGTAGCTTAAACATAGGTCAAGCACGACTATCAGTAACCGACCCACGCCAAATCAATGCGGTAGAGGGCGGTATACAGAATGTGGGTGAAATTTTTGCGGGTCAGCCTATGATTATGAAATCAGGTCACCCATCCTACCCACGGGGAGTAGCAGGTCAAGGACTCGGAACGCTAGAACGGGAACACAATATATTTGAACTTCTGCCCAATGTAATCAAGGAGCGTGGCATTGCTAACCCAACCGCCCCAGCGCAGACAGACTTACGGGCATTACAGATGAAACCCTATGCAGGAATCCTAACCGCAAACCTATTAAGACAGCTAGGGTACTAATACAAGTATTCAGGTTTAAATTGATTCGCTACCTGTTCGCCAAAGCGTTCAGATAGAAAATAACACACAGATTCATGCGTAACGGTATCAATCCCTGACGCAACACAAAAGGTTTCATGTAAGGTAAGAGCATCAAGCATTGGCTTAGACATAGGCACATCAACATTAACAGTGGGTGTCATTGCAATCTCCTTGTTTTGTAATATAATTGTACCAAAGATTAATCTATCTTAACAACCACTTGGATAAGGTATGAGTTCTATAGTAGATAAACCTAGAAAAAAGACAGGCGGGCGTGTTGCAGGTGTGCCTAATAAGTCAACAGCACTCGCTAGAGAGGCTATCGCTAAGTTCGTGGATGGTAACAGCCATAAGTTACAACAATGGCTTGACGAAATCGCTATGAACGAGAAGCTAGGGCCAAAGGTAGCGTTTGATTGCTTTATGCAAGTCGCTGAGTACCATGTACCCAAGCTGGCTAGGACAGAACACGCTGGTGATGCTACTGCACCTATAACCCATATCTACAAATGGCAAGATGAGTGAAGTAGTAGTACATGAGTTTGAATACAAGGTCAGGGATGCGTTTAAAGACTTCCACAAACGTAAGCAACGCTGGGCAGTCCTAGTCTGTCATAGACGGGCAGGAAAGACCGTAGCCAGCATCAATGACCTGATTAAGCGGGCAATTAAGGAACGCAAGCCTGATGGCAGGTACTTTTACCTTTGCCCACTTTACTCACAAGCAAAATCAGTAGCTTGGGACTACCTTTTACGCTTTGCTGCACCTGCACTAGAAAAAGTCAATCAATCCGAATTATGGGTACAACTACATAACGGGGCTAAAATTCGCCTGTTTGGGGCTGATTCGCCTGACTCCCTTCGTGGAAATTATATAGATGGGATAGTACTTGACGAATTTGCTGATATGAAACCCCGTGTATGGGGTGAAATCATAAGACCAGCCCTTGCAGACAGAAACGGTTATGCCGTATTTATTGGGACTCCCCGTGGGCATAACGGGTTCTATGACATATACAAAGGTGCTCAAAACAATCCCGATTGGTATTCTAAGACACTAAGAGCAGATCAATCAGGCTTATTGCCACAAGCTGAACTAGAAGATGCCCAGCGCATGATGTCTACCAATCAGTATGAAGCCGAGTTCCTTTGTTCATTCGAGGCGGCCATAGTTGGCGCATTCTACGGTCAGGAGATGCGTAGGATCACCGACCTTGAGCGCATTACCTCGGTGGACTATGACCCAATGTTCCCATGCCATACCGTATGGGATTTGGGCTTCAACGATTCCACGGCTGTGATTTGGTTTCAGGTCGTATACGGTGAAATACGGGTGCTAGACCACCATTCTAGTAACGGTCAGGCTATTCCTTACTACACAGGCTTACTAGCCCAAAAAGAGGATCAGTACGGGTACAAGTATGGCTATCACTACCTACCACATGACGCTAGGGCTAAAACATTGGCGAGTGGTGGTAAGAGCATAATCGAACAAATTGCGACAAAAATTGACATAAAACATTTAAAAATCGTACCAAACCTATCACTTCAGGATGGAATACAGGCTACACGACTTGCATTAACACGCTGTTGGTTCGATAATAAGTGTGACGAACTAATTGAATGTTTGCGCCAATACCAAAGGGAGTGGGATGATGATAAGAAAGTATTTAGAGATCGCCCGAAACACGATTGGACATCACACTCTAGCGATGCGATGCGCTATTTATCAATCGTTTGGAAAGATGAGGACAGCCCTATCCTCAAAGATACAAGGGTTAAAGGCGTATCTATCGGGGAAAACGAAATAACCCTAAACGAATTGTGGAAGCAAACACCTAAATCAACTTACAGGAGAATTTAATATGACAGCCGCTAACGCAACCTTTGCATTACCCTACGAACACGTAGCAGCTTCACAAACAGCCCAAGTATTAGGCACAACTGGTGCTACAGGTGATTATTTGCACCGTTTAGTTATTACTGTATCCGCTACAGCTACTTCTACTGTAAGCCTGTTAGACAATACTACATCTCATGTATTAGTAGCCGCCAATACTGCAATCGGTGTTTATTCCATTGAAGTAAATACTTTTTCTAAAAATGGTGCTTGGAAAGTAACTACTGGCGCAGGTGCAGAAGTAATAGCAATGGGTAACTTTACCTAAGGATTAACATGGATCACACCTACGAAGATTGGTACAACTGTATTGCTGGCTACGAGAGGTCGTATAAAGAGTGGGAAGCCCGTGCTGACCGCATCATCAAGCGGTATCGTGATGACAGCCGTACTAGGAATAACCCTAACGCACGATTCAATATCCTTTGGTCAAATGTTCAGACCATCACCCCAGCTATCTTTGCCCGTCTACCAAGACCCGATGTAAGCCGTAGGTTCAGAGATAACGATCCTGTAGCACGGGTGGCATCGATGATGCTTGAACGGGCATTGGACTATGAGATTACACATTACGGTGACTACAAGTCTGCTATGAGTCAGTCGGTTTTAGACCGTTTACTTGGTGGGCGTGGTACATCGTGGGTACGCTACGAACCACACATTGCTGGTAAAGAGGCTGGCATCCCCGAAGATGGGCTACAGGTAACTGAGGATACAGACGAAGCTGAAACCGAAGGTGGTATCTACCGTGAGGATCAAGAGCGCATTGAATACGAATGTGCGCCTGTTGACTATGTGTATTGGCGTGACTTTGGGCATACGATTGCCCGTACATGGGAAGAAGTAACCGCTGTATGGCGCAAGGTCTACATGGAACGCCCTGCCTTGGTCGAACGCTTTGGTGAGGAACTGGGCGGTAAGATACCCCTAGACACCAAACCCGAAACCACAAAAACTTTTAATGAGAAGATGGGTGAAGGTGCATCTGAAGCCGTTATCTACGAGATATGGGACAAGACTACGGGTGAGGTCATTTGGCTATCGAAGTCAATGGGTAAGATACTTGATACTCGCCCTGACCCGCTTAAACTTGAGAACTTTTGGCCCTGCCCTAAACCCCTGTACGCCACACTCACGACAGACAAGCTAGAGCCGATTCCTGACTTTGTTCTATACCAAGACCAAGCCAAGCAGTTAGACACGCTGGCAGACCGTATAGACGGCTTTATTAACGCCTTAAAAGTACGGGGTGTTTACGATGCTGCCGAGCCTAGCCTTGCAAGACTGTTCTCCGAGGGTGAGAACAATACCCTGATTCCTGTTAAAAACTATGCTGCCTTTAGTGAGAAGGGCGGGATGATGGGGGCTATTAACCTTGTGGATATTGCCCCAATATCCCAAGCCTTACAAATGTCGTATCAGGCAATGGATCAGGTCAAGAACCAAATCTACGAGATTATGGGTATTGCTGACATTCAACGGGGGCAGACAGACCCTAATGAAACCCTTGGCGCACAGATTATTAAGTCAAATAACGCCAGCGGTAGACTCAAGACCATGCAACACGCTGTCGTAGACTTTGCCACAGAACTCTTGAGCATCAAGGCACAGATCATCTGCAACCACTTTACAGACGATACGATTGTTAAGATTAGTGGTGCAATGCAACTAAGCCCACAGGATCAGCAGTTAATCCCACAAGCCCTAGCTTTACTGCGTAACGAATCCGCTAAAAACTTCCGTGTTGAGGTGACTAGTGACTCGATGATATTCCAAGACGAACAGCAGGAAAAAGCTGACAGAATGGAGTTTTTATCCGCAATGAGTGGGTTCTTACAACAGGCAGTCCCAGCGGCACAATCTACCCCCGAACTGACCCCCATGTTGGTCGAGATGCTTAAGTTTGGAGTCACCGCATTTAAGGCTGGTAAAGGCTTAGAGGGCATGATTGACGAAACCGCTGACAAGTTCCGTGAGCAAGCTAAAGCGGCAGAAGGACAACCCAAGCCACCTAGCCCTGAACAACAGAAGATGCAAATGCAGATGCAGATTGAACAAGCCAAGATACAAGCTAAACAAGCTGAAATGCAGATGCAATTACAAATTGACCAGCAAAAGATGCAAATGCAGATGGAAGTTGAGAAGGCTAAACAGGAATACCAAGCCCAAGAAAATCAGCTTAAGTTCCAACTAGAAGAACAGCGCAATGCTATGGATCGTGAGATGGAGATCAAGGTCGCTCAGATGAAGATGCACACCGAACGCAATACGCAGGTCTTGTTAGCGCATATTAACAACGGGGCTAAGATTGAGGTTGCCCGTATTGGTTCAGATGATTCGGATGGCGCACAAGCCTACATGACCGAGATGGATATGGCCGAATCTATGAAACATCCTATGCAGCCTATTGCCGATGCTATTAGCATGAGCAACCAGCAAATGACCCTAGCATTAGGTGATTTGGTAAACACCATTAACGAGAATCACAATAGACCGAAGCAGGTAGTTCGAGGACAAGACGGTAAGATTATTGGAGTCCAGTAATGCCTATAACAGTCAAGCATAGTAAGACTTCAGCAATACCTGACGCTGGGGATGCAAACCTAGTACAGCCATCCGATTGGAATGCTGACCATACCCTTACTGGGCTTGGCACGATGGCAGAACAGAATGCCAATACGGTAGCGATTACGGGTGGAACAATATCAGGGGTGACTATCCCTGCATCCAATGTCACAGGAACGTTAGGCGTAACCAATGGCGGTACAGGGGCTACGACCCTGACAGGCTATGTCAAGGGCGCAGGAACTACACCCCTTACCGCATCCTCGACCATTCCCAATACAGACATTACGGGTTTAGGCACGGCATCGACTAAAGATGCTGGGGTGGCATTAGGAGTAGCAACCCTAGATGCTGGCGGTAAAGTACCTGTTTCTGAACTTCCTGCCGCAGTCCTAGGCGCACTTAGCTATCAAGGAACTTGGAATGCAAGCACTAACACCCCTACTCTTACTTCCTCTACTGGTACTAAAGGTTATTACTATGTTGTCAGCGTTGCTGGTAATACTAACCTTGATGGGATTACTGATTGGCTTGTGGGCGATTGGGCGGTATATAACGGAACTGTTTGGCAAAAGGTAGATAACACGGATGCCGTAACCAGCGTAAACGGGCAAACAGGCGCAGTCGTATTAACCACTACCAACATTGCCGAAGGTACAAATCTTTACTACACGGATGCACGGGCTAGGGCAGCAATTAGCGCAGGTACAGGCATTAGCTATAACAATACGACAGGCGTAGTAACAAACGCTGCCCCTGACCAAACAGTAGCTATTGCAGGTGGTACTGGCATTTCAACTAGCGGTACATACCCTAGTTTTACAGTAACTAATACCGCACCTGACCAAACTGTAGTTTTAACGGCTGGTACAGGCATAAGCACTAGCGGCACATACCCTAACTTTACTATTACCAACACTAGCCCTAGCTTGGGCGGTGATGTTGTTGGCCCAGCTTCTTCTACAGACAATGCAATAGCCCGTTTTGACACCACCACAGGCAAATTGCTGCAAAACAGCGTAGTAACAGTAGGTGATACAGGCGCAATAACAGGCGTTACTACATTAGCGGCTTCTACTAGCGTTACTACCCCAATAGTACAGGCTACCAATTCTGCTGGTTTAGCCCTTAAAAATTCTGCTGGAACAACCCAAATTAGCATGGGTGGTGGTGGTGGTGACAATGTAACCATTGCTGTAGCTACAAATATTAACGGTGCAAACGCACAAATTGACATTAGCCCTACGGGTACTGGCCATGTACACATTAAGCCAACTGGTACAGGATCGCTTGAAATAGCACCTACAAACGCTGGAACAATGAATAACATGGTTATTGGCGGCACAACTGCCCTAGCCATAACTGGTACTACCATTACAGCAAACACCCAATTTAGCGGTGCTGGCACAGGTTTAACGGGAACTGCCACAAGTTTATCCATTGGCGGCAATGCAGCAACCGTAACAAATGGTTTTTACACTACTTCTAGTTTTAATTTAGGAACTACAAGTATTGCAGTTAATCGTGCTTCTGCCAGCCAAACCCTTACTGGAATCAGTATTGACGGTAACGCAGGTACGGTTACAAATGGTGTAGTCACTACAGGGAGTTATGCAAATCCGTCTTGGATAACTAGCCTAGATGGAAGTAAAATAACAGGTAATCTTGACGGTGGCTCATTCTAAAGGAAATTAAGCATGGCAACGACAATTAAGCTAAAAAACAGCGTAACGACTACAAACGCACCTAGTTCATTAGTGCAAGGCGAAGTCGCTATTAATGTAACCGACAAAAAGGTATGGGTAGGTAATGCCGCCACAACCCCAATTCAACTGTTAGGTGATGGTGGTAGCGTTAATTTTACAACTGTAGACACAACCAATTTACAAGTAACCAATATTAAAGCCAAGGACGGCACGGCTTCTGCCACTATTGCTAATAGTACTGGCATATTTACCCATTCAACTGCTACCATATTTACGGCAGGAACAGTATCTGCACCCGCTATCACCACATCAGGCGATACCAACACAGGTATATTCTTCCCAGCAGCCGACACCATAGCCTTTACAGAAGGTGGTGCAGAGGCGATGCGTATTGACTCTAGTGGTAATGTAGGTATTGGTACAAGTAGTCCTAACGGTGTTGGTAAATTAGCTGTTAAAGCTAGTAGCACTTCTGCTGGTGCTGGGTTATCCGTTATATCTTCTGCTGATGATAGTTTCTTAGCTTTAAATAACAATGGTTCATCTTTTAATATTCAATCTACATATAGTTCAACTGGCTCATACCAACCAATTAGTTTTACTACAAGTGGTTCAGAACGGATGCGTATTACTGCTGCTGGTGAAGTGTTAATAGGGGCTACTAGCACTAGCAGTCTTGGGGCTGCTACTGGTATTCAAGCATATCAAGCTGGTTATTTATATGCAACTGTATCTAATGATGCCCCTGCTGGGTTTTCTAGGCGAACTAGCGATGGTGCTATTGTTCTCTTTAGACGAGATACTAGTGGTGTTGGTACTATTGATGTGACTACAGCAGGCGTTACCTATACTGGCACAAACGGAATTACTTTTACCGCCACTCAAGCATCATCAGCTAACGCAAACACACTAGATGATTATGAAGAAGGGACTTGGACACCGACAATAGTAAGTGGTATTACAAGCCCTACATACAGCAATCAAAGTGGAAATTACACAAAAGTTGGTAATGTTGTTACTTTTACTTTTAGAATTGCAGTTAGTGGCGGCACTAGAAACGGCACTACTTTAAGTTTTTCTTTACCATTTGTAGGAATAGCTAATGGCTATCTAACAGGCAGCGTTTCTTGGGGTTATGCAAATTCTAGTGTAATTGGCTCAACCACAACAAATTTACCAACGCTATATGCAAGCACTAATGAAGCAAGAATATATTGTTATAAAACTTCCCCTGATGGATTTTATGGAACAGATTTAGTTGGAGAATTTCCCGATATTTATATTGGCGGAACTTTTTTAACAGCAACTTAACTAACCCATATTAGGTTAGTCGGACACTTAAAGGAGAAATAAAATGGCATTAACAGAAACTAAAGTAATTGACAAAATTGAAGTAGTTGAAAATGGTACAGTTCAGGTGCGTGAAGTAACACGCATTATGAAAGACGGTAGTGAAGTTGCTCATACATACCATCGTTGGGTTCTTGAACCTGAAGCAGATTTAACAGGGCAGCCAGCCAATGTTGTTGCTATCTGCAACGCAACATGGACACCTGAAGTTATTGCTGCTTATAAAGCACAGCAAGAAGCCAATAAACCTGTAGCACCTGCCGCAGAATAAAGGCAAACCGCCAGCCTTTTTTGGCGGTAATTTGGAGAAAATAATGGGAAAAAATGAAAAAGCCCCGTTTATTGTTTTAAATGATGTGGAATACGACATTGACAGCATGACAGACCAGCAAAAGGTAATGATTAACCACCTTGCTGACCTTGATAAAAAGATAGGTTCTATGCAATTCAACATGGAACAATTGCAAGTAGGGCGTGAAGCCTTTATCAAAATGCTTTCTGAATCCCTTACCGCACCTGCCGAAGTAGTCCAGTAATGTTTGCATCGGCTTTTCAAGCTAATGCGTTTCAAAATAACGCTTTTCAGGTATATGTACCGCCACCGCCTACCAATGAAAAGGTGGGTGGTGACGATGCAAGCTGGACTGCGGAAGAACTAAAGCGCATTAGGCGGCTACAGCAGAAAATTGCTGAACGGCAGCGTTTACTTGAAAAAGCCACCAAAGATGCTAATGCTTCACGCAAGCAAGCATTTAAGAATTTAATTGACCCTGTTGCTAAAGTTAAGCAACCTAAAGTACAATCCAAACAAGAGGTTAAGGCTGATAAACCGTCAGACGATACACAAGAATTACAGCGGTCTATAAGCTACCTTGAAAGACAACGGGATAACATCCTTGCGGCAGTAGCTTACAGACACCAGCAATATCTTATTCAAGAGCAATTAAGGGTGATGGAAGCCAAACGCCAAGAGGAACTTGACGATGAGGCGGCATTATTACTACTAATATAAGTGCAGACGCACAATATAAATTAGCTTACGATCACCTACACGCAGGCAGATACGAGGCTGGCTTTCGGTTATTTGAATACCGCTGGCATCCTGACATCATTGCCAAGCAAACCCAGCCTTACAAACCTGTTTTAACGATCCCTGTATGGCGTGGCGAGTCCTTACTAGGCAAGTCTATTGTGGTACAGATGGAACAAGGCTATGGCGATGTATTGCAGTTTTATCGTTTTCTACCTGCCCTAAAGGTTATGGGGGCTAAAAAACTCATTGTCTTACAAGAATCCTCACTTCATTACCTCATTGGGCAGATTGAATGTATTGATCTCATTACCAATGCCACCGAAGTAGGGGAAGCGGTAGAAGCCGACTATTGGATTGGATCAATGTCGTTGCCATATTACATTTCAACCGCAATGCCTTATGTTAAAAGCCTGTTTCCAGTTACTAAAAAAAAGATAGTGGGTTCAGAAGGCTATTTAGAGGCCACGCCTAGCAATATTCCTGCAAGAATCGGGGTAAATTGGGAAGCATCCAACAAAAGCCTGTACTACATTAAGTCAATAGACAGTCGAGAAATGCTTGATTTAGTGGGCGATAACTGTTATTCCCTAAATCCTAAGACTGAAGGGCCATTCCACCCACTTCCTAACGATGGTTGGAAAAAAGATTGGTTAAAAACCGCCCAACACATGAAGGCGATGAAGGGAATCGTCACCGTAGACACAGGCACAGCGCATTTAGCGGGCGCATTAGGCGTAAAGTGCGTGGTTTTACTACCTAAAGAGGAATTTGTCTGCTGGAGATGGAAAAATGGCCGTTGGTATGACAGTATTTGCGTACTTAGACCCAATGAATACGATCAATTACCTGACATCATAAGGAGAATGTAATGATTTGCCCGAATTGTGGATATTCCCAACAAAATCACATCGAAACCAAGCAAACGGATGAAGAATTCTTTTTAGAGTGGTGGACACCGACCATTGGTGAGGAAGCTGCTAGAGCGTCATGGCAAGATAAGGTCGCTATGAAGTCACGGGAAGCCCCTATGGTAATGCCCGATATTGAGGGGCATATCTCTATGGCAGACGGCACATGGGTTTCTAGTCGTTCTAAGCACCGTGAGAACCTTAAACGCAATAACTGTGTTGAATTGGGTAACGATGTACCTACACAGCAAAAGACCCACGAATTTAGCCGTAAAGACCAAGAAGCCCGTAAACGGCAAATTGCTGAAATAGCATACTCCAAACTTAACTACCGATAGGAAAAACCATGTCAGATGACCGCAGAGAGATGTTGGAAGCCGCACTAGAGCAAGCTGAAGAAGGCACACTTGAAGCACCTATTGAAAAGGAGATTGAAGTAAATGACGATCCAATCGAAGCCGAAGAAAGTAACGCTCAAGAAAGCAATGACCGTGACGAAAAAGGTCGCTTCAAAGCAAAGGAAACCAGCACAGAAAACGATAGCGAAGCCAGTACGGTTGATGAACCTGACAGCGTGGGACAAGTTTCTGCTGTGGCTGAAGAAGTAAAACGCCCAACGACTTGGAAAAAAGAGTATGTAGAGATTTGGGACAAGATGGAAAAAGGCGAACAGCTTAACAAAGAGGATTTTGTTAAGTTTGCTGAATACGCTAACCAGCGTGAAGCCGAGTACAAGAAAGGCGTTTCTGCCTACAAAGCAGAAGCCGACAACGCTAGAACTTTATCCGAGGCGATTGGCCCATTTGTACCTGAACTGCAAGCACAGGGAATACACCCTGCGGCATGGATTAATAACCTTGGTCGGGCGCACATGATATTGTCAAAAGCACCTTACCAAGAAAAGGTGCAGATGTTCCATAGACTTGCACAAGATTATGGAATACAATTAAATTCAGATAGCTTACAAATGCCTGAACAGGCGTATGTAGACCCGTATCAACAGCAGTTAATGCAACAGCTACAGGCAACACAACAGCAGGTGCAACAACTGTCAGCGATTCGGGAGCAAGAAGAAAATGCTCGTTTGATGTCAGAAATTGAACGGGTAAGCAGTAACAAAGAGAGGTTTCCTCACTTTGACATGGTTCGGGAAGATATGGCTCAATTACTTGAGAGAGGTATAGCCCAAGACCTTGAAACGGCTTACGCCAAAGCGGTGCGTATCAACGATGAAGCGTACAAACTGGATCAGGATAGACTCCTGAAGTCAGCAAGTACCCAAGCATCTAAGGCACAGCAAGTAGCAAAAGCTAAAGCAACTGCTGTTAGTCCGAAGTCCGTTACTCCTAGCGGTCAGGTGTCTAAGACAGATGCAAAGGACAGACGCTCGATGCTGATGGCTCAAATAGCCGAAGCAGAAAGCGGTAGGGTTTAACTTAACTTAATAAAGGAAATATCATGGCATTCGCAAATAGCGCAATCACCGATATTATCGCTACCACCATTCAAAGTCGTAGTGGAGTATTGGCAGATAACTTGACGCAGAACAATGCTGTTCTACAGCGTCTAAACTCAAAGGGCAATGTACGACCCTTCTCAGGCGGTAATGTAATCCTTGAGGAAATCATGTACAACGACCCAGCGACTAATAATGTTAATTCATATAGTGGCTACGAAGTATTGAACATCACCCCTGATAGCCCAATCTCTGCGGCACAGTTCAGCATTACTCAGTACGCTGACTCTGTAACAATGAGTGGTCTAGAAATGCTCCAAAACTCGTCTAAAGAAGCAATCATTGACCTGTTAGATGGTCGTATGCAAGTTTCTGAAGCCCGTCTTTTGAACCGCATTTCTACCGATATTTATGGTGATGGAACTGGAAATGGTGGCAAGAATATTACTGGTTTGGCAGCTGCCGTTGCTGTTGCTAATACAACTGGTACATACGGTGGTATTAATCGTGCAAACTGGGCGTTTTGGCAAAACCAAAGCTCTACAGGTGCAGATTCTTCTACTTTGATTCAAGCCGCTATGACTTCAGCCGCAATCAAGTCCGTTCGTGGAACTGATAAAGTAGACCTCATTATTGCTGGTAACACCCTGTATCAACGCTATGTTGCATCCTTACAGGCTATCCAGCGTATTGCTGGTGTAGACGAAGGTGCTGCTGGCTTTGCATCCTTGAAGTTCTACGGTGGTGGTATGTCTGCTGATGTGGTACTCGGTGGTGGTATTGGCGCACAAGAGAATCCGCTTTATATGTATCTCTTGAACACCAATTACATTTTCTTCCGCCCACATAAAGAGCGTAATTTCGTTCCTATCGGTGGCGAGCGTCAATCGATTAACCAAGATGCAATCGTGAAGCTGTATGGCTGGGCTGGTAACCTTACCTGCTCTAATGCTTCATTGCAAGGCATCTTGTCAGGCACTTAATCCACTGATTAGAAAAGGAAAATTATCATGGCATATACAACTCTCCCCATCGCTGGCGTAGACTTGGATGGTGTTGCTTACACCAATTCAAATTCCGCTGGCACAGCAATTCCTACCATTGGGCCACTCGGTCTACAGACTTTTGCAAATAATGGCTTACGCTATGTATTCGCACAAGCTGGTGCAGCAATCGGTGCATCTACCGCAACTTGCTCAGTTAACGCTTCAACCTTTGTAGCAACTGCTTCAGGTGGCACATACCTGTCAGGTGCTTCAATGGCAAGCGGTGATTATGGTTGGTTCAGTAAGGCTAGTGTTTAATAGCTTTTTGTAGTAAAAACGAGGGGTTACCTTAACGGGTAGCCCCTTTTTCCTTTTAACAACCTAACTACTTAGGAGAATTAAAAATGGCATTACCTTCAGATGAAAACAACGCAGACAGCCGTTTACAGGTTCGTTTCTACAAACGACCCGTACAACAAGAACAAGAATCCCTAGAAGCTGGCAGACCAATATTTAAAGAGTTCGACTTTGTACACATCTGTGTAGCTGGCGATACCCTGACCGAGATCGATACTTATGCGCTACCTAGCCATAAGACTCGTTTCCCGATCCAGTGGGCTAACTACATGAACCGTGTAGGCGCAAACGAACCTGATATTGTCGGCACTCCCGTATCAGAATGGCCTATCGTATCGAAAAGCCAAGCCGAGGAGTTAAGGGCTTTGAAGTTTCATACTGTTGAAGCGATTGCACACGCATCTGACCAACAGTTACAGCGCATGGGTATGGCGGCAGGAATGTCACCTTATGCGTTCCGTGACAAGGCAAAGGCATTTTTAAATCTAGCTACCAATGCAGCAGAAACCGATAAGCGGGAAAGTGAAATTAATTCTTTGAAAGAAGAACTTGCCAAAAAGGACTTAGAAACTGCTAAAATAAAAGCAGAAACAGATGCGAAGCTGGCTCAAATGCAGGATCAGATGGCCGCTATACTTGCCGCTGTTGGTGAAAAGAAAACCCGTAAAAAAGCGGTAGCCACAGAGGAAGCCTAATATGTCATACACCATGCTCGAATTAGTCCAGCAAGTCACCGCTGAACTAAACTTAGCTGTTCCCACCTATGTAGCAGGTAATACAAGTCAGGATGTTCAACAAGTCCTAGCCTTGATGAACCGTGCTGGGTTTGACTTAGTTAAAGAGCATGATTGGCAAGCCTTGGAACTAGAGTACCGTTTCTACACCACAGCAATTACTACCACCTGCGACACTATTAACAACACATACGATTTATTGAATGTTGGTAATGTCACGGGTCTGAACAATAATTACTCGGTAGTCGGTACGAATGTTCCACAAGATACTTATGTAGAAAGCGTAGCAGGGTCTACCGTAACTGTTAGCCAGCTTGCATCGGCTACCAGCGTAGGTGGAACTGTTACCTTTTCACAAACCAAGTATCCCTTACCGCCTGACTTTGAAACCATTACGGATAATACCCATTGGGATAAGACGAAACATTGGCAGATGCTTGGCCCTGAAGATGCCCAACAATGGCAATGGCTTAAGTCGGGTTATATCTCAACAGGCCCACGCATTAGGTGGCGTATTCTAGGCGATAAGTTCCAAATTTGGCCACCCTACAATACCCAAGAGTATTTAGGTTTTGAGTACCGTTCTAAAGGCTGGGCTAGAAGTTCTTCCGACCAAGTAAAGAACAGTTTTACGGCTGACAGTGATACTACCGTTTTTGATAATACAGTTTTAGTTTTAGCTACAAAACTTAAGTATTTCCAAATTAAGTCGTTTGATACTACTGCGCTACAACAAGATTATATGAGGTATCTTAATATTGCCAAGGCTAACGACAAAGGTTCAGCAACCCTATCGTTTGCCCCATACCCAAGCAAAGTGCTTATTGGGTACGCTAATATTCCCGATACTGGTTATGGTAGTTAAGTATGGCGGTCGCTAAAAAGTTTACCGCTATTACTGCTTCGTTACCATCACCCATAGGTGGGTGGAATGCAAGAGATTCGCTTGCCGAAATGAACCCATTAGATGCCGTACAACTAACTAATTTTTATCCTACCCCTACCGATGTCACTATGCGTAAGGGGTATACTCGTTATAGCCTTTTAACAACTTCTACTGGCGTTGTTTCGATTAGCACTATTACCCATGTTGGTACGACTGCCACAGCTACGACAGCAACTTCACATAGTCTAACAACAGGCAAGTACATCAGTATTACGGGTTGTACTCCTAGCAATTACAACGGTATTTATGTAATTACGGTAATTAATTCAACAACATTTACTTATGTAATGACCTCTGTGCCTAGCGGTAATGCCACCGTTGTAGGAACTTACACTATTGGGCTGACTAACGAAGTACAGACTTTGATTAATTATGCTGCGCCAAATACCGCCAATCAAAAACTGTTTGCAATAGCTGACGGCAAAATTTACGATGTCACCACAAACCCTGCTACTTTAGTGTATTCAGGGTTAACTAATAGCCAATGGCAACATATTAATTTTTCTAATGCTGGTGGTAATTTTGTTGTTATGGTAAATGGCGTTGATGCCGCTATGGTTTATGACGGCACGGCTTGGTACAAAATGGCTACTACAATCACCGCACAGACCATTTCTAGCATTACAAGCGCAAGCACAACGGCTACCGTTACAACAAGTTCGGCTCATGGTTTAGCTAACGATAATCGAGTCGTAATTTCGGGTGCAGTAGAAGCCCCTTATAACGGCACTTTTAAAATTACAGTAACAGGAGCTACGACTTTTACTTACACAATGGCTAGTTCAACCACTAGCCCAGCTACAGGAACACCTGTTTATACCGTTTTAGGTATAGCTGGTGTTAATAGCAATTTATTTGTACATATAAACAGCTTACAAGAACGCATTTATTTTGTTGAAAAAAACAGTTTAGACTTTTGGTATATGCCTGTTAATGTTTTATCAGGCACGGCTGTTCAATTTCCATTAGGATCGATTGCCCGTTCAGGTGGCTTTTTACAAGCAATGGGTACTTGGACACTAGACGCAGGTTACGGAGTAGATGACCTTGGTGCTTTTGTCACTTCTATGGGTGAAGTCATTGTTTATAAAGGTACAGACCCTTCAGACGTTAATTCTTGGTCATTAGTTGGTGTATGGCAAATGGGTCAAACCTACGCAAGACGCTGTTTCTTTAAATGGTCTGGTGATTTGTTACTTTTAACCCAAGACGGTCTTGTACCAATGTCAGCCGCCTTGCAATCATCCCGTTTAGACCCCCGTGTTAATTTAACCGACAAGATTTTTTATGCTGTTAACCAAGCGGCAAACCTTTATTCAAGTAATTTTGGGTGGCAAATAAACTATTTTGCTCCATCTAATATGCTAATTCTTAATATTCCTGTTACTTATGGCACAGAACAATTTGTAATGCACAATATTACAAAGTCTTGGGGTCGTTTTACTAATATTCCTGCTAATTGTTGGGAAGTATCAGGTGCAGATGGAATGTTCTTTGGCTCTGCTGGCTTTGTTGGTAAGTTTTATGAAGGTTTTAGCGATGCTGGCAATAACATTGTAGCCAACGCCCAACAAGCGTACAGTTATTTTGACAGCCGAGGGCAGTTAAAACGCTTTACGATGGTACGCCCTATTTTACAGACCGATAACACTGTGCCAAATATTTTATGCGGTATTAGCACCGATTTTGACACCGTAAATTTATCTAATCAAGTTAGTTTTAACCCTAGTTTAACTACAGTTGGTATTTGGGATACAAGTACATGGGATAACGCTTTATGGGGGGCTGGATTAACGGTTTCTAAGGTATGGCAAGGGGTTAACGGTATAGGTTATGCTGGATCAATCAATATCTCTGTAGCTGCCCAAGGAATTGACTTTCATTGGGCATCAACTGATTATGTAATGGAAAAAGGTGGAGTTATTTGAGGACAATTACGACTGAAAATCAACGCTATTTAGGCGAATGGTTAGTCAGAATCCTCAATTTTCCTCTACCTGAAACCACCCAATGTATCGGGCAGATGAAGGATGGTAATTTAGTAGCAGTAGCGGGATACACCAATTTTATGCCAAAGGCGTGTGAGATTCATATTGGTAGTGTTGGTGAGCATTGGGCGAGTAAAGATTTTATATGGGCGGTGTTTGATTACCCCTTTAATAAACTCGGTGTTAGCGTTATACTAGGTCAAATCTGTAAGGACAATGAAGATGCCTTAAGATTAAACCGACACCTTGGTTTCAAAGTGGTAGCCGATATACCTGATGCCCACATGAGTGGTGATTTGGTGATTATGGCTATGAGAAAAGAGGAGTGTCGGTTTTTGAACATCCGATGCTCTTTAAACAAGGGAGAATAGTATGGGTGGTGGTGGATTTTTAGGACTAGGGCCTCCTCCGAGTGCCCCTGCTGCGCCTGATTATTCAGGAGCGGCTAGAGAAACTGCGGCAGGTAATGTGGATGCTGCCCGTGTTGCTACTGCGGCAAATCGAATTAACCAAGTTACTCCTTATGGAAGCCTGACTTATACACAATCAGGTGAAGATAAGTATGGCAACCCTACATATACAGCTACACAAGCACTTAGCCCCGATCAGCAAAGATTATTAGATACCCAAAATCGAATAAGCGGCAGTTTAGGCGATGTAGCTAGTAAAGGCGTTAGTTATGTTGAGAATATGCTTAACACGCCTTTTGACACCAGTAGATTGGCAGAAATGCAATCTAGGGTTAATCCAGCGGATATGCAACGCCTTACTGGTCAAGCCAATCTTGGTCAAATGGGTCAGGCAGAAGCCCAATTACGGGCTGGACAATCACCTAACTTACAAACCTCGTTAGGTCAAAATGTTGGGATGCAAGGATGGGATAGGGCTAGTAATTTATTAATGTCACGCCTAGACCCACAGTTACAGCGTCAAGAACAGCGTTTAGATGCTCAGTTAGCAGCACAAGGCATTCCGCTTGGATCGGAAGCCTATACTCGTGCTAAATCTGACCTTGCAATGCAACAAAATGATGCTAGAACACAAGCGCAATTACAAGCGCAAGGTATTCAACAAAATCTATTTGGTCAAGAACTGCAAGCTGGTCAGTTTGGTAATCAAGCCATGTTGGGTCAAAACCAAGCGCAGTTGGCTAACCTTGGGTTTACTAACCAAGCCCAACAACAAGACTTTGCTAACCGCATGGCTGGTATGGGATTTAATAACCAGCAGATTCAGCAAATGTATCAAAATCAAGTTGCACAACAACAAGCTAATAACGCTATTGCACAGCAAGAATATGCTAACCGTATGGCTGGTGCAAACTTGTCAAATCAAGCCCGTCAACAGGGTTTACAAGAGCAAGCGTACTTGCGTAATGAACCACTCAATACACTATCTGCGGTTCGTACTGGTTCACAGGTGACAGGCCCACAATTTGTTAATTCGTTTAATCAAGCAACAACGGCTGGCCCTGATCTTTTAGGTGCTGCTGGTATGCAATACAACGCCCAAATGGGTGACTTTAACGCCAAGCAAGCCGCCCAAGCTAACCTTAATCAAGGTTTGTTTAGCCTTGGAAGTGCTGGAATTGCTAGATCAGATATTCGCACTAAAGAAAACATTGAACATATTGGCTGGCTACCTAACGGCTTGCCTGTATACACATACGATTACAAGCCTGAATTTAGGGATGATCCATTCGCAGGACATGGCAAGCATATTGGTGTTATGGCGCAAGAAGTTGAATTGGTTAAGCCTGAAGCAGTTATTACCGATGCTGATGGTTACAAAATGGTTAACTACGGACTATTACTATGAACCCTTACATTATGCAGATGCAACAAGCACAAAACCTTAGTGGTGCAGACCCATATTTTCAAAATATTGCACAGCAACAAGCTAATCAAGCTGCCGCAATGCAACAAGGTATGGGCTTGACTAATCAAGCGGGTATGACTGTTGATGGTAAGCAAGCTGGGGCTGGTTACAGCCAACTAGCTATGGCTAATGCCTTACGCAAACAACAAGAACAACAAAACATGAATATGGCTAATGCAGAAATGTCAGCATTTAACCAAAGACCTGCACAAAACTATTATTCTGCTGGCATGAACCCGATGGACATTCCAAGCGATATGGATTATTGATATGGCTCAACAAGTACCCATAATAAATGTAGGCGGTAGTAATTTACCCCCTGAAATAATGCAGCAACAGCAGGCGTTAAACCGCCAACAGCAAATGGCTCAGTTGCTAATGCAACAAGGTCAATCTATGCCGTCAGGACAAATGGTGAGTGGGCGTTTTGTTGCTCCTAGTTTTTTTCAGTACGCAGCACCTTTATTCCAAACCTATGCGGGTAAGAGCCTTGCAAGAGAAAGTGATGCAGAAGCCGTTAAATTAGCTGAAAAATTGCGTAAAGGCGAAACCGAAGCACTTGCTGATTTTATGAAAATTAAACAAGGTAGACCAGCAGTTGAAGGTGGTATTTATGGCCCTGACAATCAATTAACCATGCAAACCACGCCCGATATGATTGGGCCACAAGGTGAACTTACATCTCAATATAGAAAAGTAGCCCCTGTTGCTGGTGTTGCGCCTAATACTCAATCAGCATACGCTAACCTTTACGCAGACCCAAGAGCTACGCAAGCACAAAGACAATTTGCTTTCCAAAAAATGACTGAAGGCCCGATTAAAGTTGGCCCTGACGATGTTTTATTGGAAGCAGGAACATTTAAACCCTTATACCAAGGCGCAGGTAAACAACCTGATGTTATTAAATACGCACAGGCTGTTGGTCGGTTACCACAAGACCCTAAAACATGGACAGCAGAACAAGCGGCATACGCTAAACAATTGGTTGAAAGCAAAACCTCTGCTGGTGCTAATAAATTTGATTTTAGTAATATGCTTGGAAAAAGCGTTAGTGATGTTGCCCCAATGTTGGTTGCATCTAAAACAGCAACTAGCGGAGCAATTCAACAAGCAGATGCCGCAAACCGCATCATTCAGTCTTTAGATACAAACAAAATATTTACAGGCGCAGGTGCAAACCAAAAACTACAAGCCGCACAAATTGGTCAAATGTTAGGCATTACTGGTGGCAAAACAGAAGAAATTGTTGCTAATACAAGGCAAGCTATTCAAGGCTTGGCACAGCTTACTTTGCAAGGTCGTAAACAAATGCGTGGCGAGGGTGCAATTACAGAATCCGAAGGTGCATTGGCACAACGGGCTATGTCAGGCGATGTATCTTTAACCGCTGGCGAACTTAGAATACTTGCTAATGCCGCTAAACGCTCCGCTAAATTTACTTATGACCAGCACCAATCAATGATGAGCGCATTGGCTAAAGATAGTCCAAATTCTGTTCCTTACTATCAGCTTGAAGTAAACCCAAGTATTTTTGGAGAGTCTACAACTGATGTAAGAAAAAAAGCAGATGAAATTATAAAACCTAAATCTACACCTTAATATGGCAAACGCAACCGAATACGCTGAATGGCTTGTAAAAAACGAAGCCAAAAAAGGTACGCCTGAATTTGAAACGGTGGCAGAAGCATATCGTGAAGCCAAAGCTGAAGAAGGTATACAAGCTGGACAATACACCAGCGTTTTAGGTGAAACTAAAGATGCCAGCGTTCCTAGAAAATTAACGCAAAGCATGATGAAAGGCGTTACTGGTCTTGGAGATATATTTTTAGGCGCACCCGAAAATGTAAAAAGACTGTATCAATACGCTACTACGCCTGATATGCCTATACCAAGGGCGGCTTCACCCTCAAGAACATTTTTGACCGAAAAAAACATTATCACGCCCGAAGCTGAGTTTAAATCGCCAGTAGGTAGGGTAGCTGGGTTTACTACAGAATTAATGACTAGCGGTGGTTTAAACCCATTCTCTATGACCAAAGCGGTAGCAACAAAGCCGTTATTGCCCGCTAGTAGAGAAATAGGTAGCCAAGTAGGTCGCACCGCATTTCAGGGTGCTGTTGGTGGTTCAACTTCTGAATTATTAAACAGCATAGGAGTTGAAAGCCCTGTTGCTCAATTTTTAGCTACAGGTGGCGCAATGACTGCCGCTGGTTTGCCTGTTGGCGGTTTAAGATCAACCCCTGCCGACATTGTTAACCGTAATATAAAAGGTGTTACTCCTGAACAATTACGCCTAGCTCAACAATTGCAAAAAAATTCTGTAAACATAGGAATGCCAATTACAGGTGCAGAAGCTATTGCACAAGTATCGGGTCAGCGTGGTTTAACAACGACTCAACGATTCTTAGAGCAAGCCGAGCCTAGCCAAGGCACTATGAATCAATTTATGGCTGGTAGACCTGCTGGCGTTCAACAGGGTTTTGGTAATCTAATGCAACAAGTTAGTCCTAATACTCCTACATCTGCTACTCCATTTAACTTACAGCAAGCAGGACAAAATGTTATTCGTGGTGCTGAATCGTCTGTTACAGGCAATGTTAGTCCATACTTTATGCAAGCTGGAAAACAAGCCGTACCAAATACAGATATTGCTGGCATGATGACAAACCCTAAGATTGCAGATGCGGTCGAACATGTACGATCTACAGGCACATATGGGGTTAAAAATGAACCTGCTAATTCAGTTAAAACATTAATAGCCGCTAAACAATATCTAGATGATCAATACAGCAAACAAATGAACGCTGTAACGGGTGCTGAAAAAAATGCCGCAAGGGTCACTTATTCTGCTAATCGGCAATTAGATGATTATCTAAATACTGTTTCTCCTGATTACGCTAAAGGCAGTCAAAAATTTGAAGTAGCGCAAAAAACTCAAATGACCCCTTTAAAACAAGGAGTAATAGGTCAAATTGCAGAAGGTGCTACGGGCGCAGATGTCTTAATGCCACAAAAACCCGTATCTTTATACCCTGCCGACATTAAGCGCACGGCAGACCTGTTACGCAGAAAAGACCCTAACGCATTACCTGAGTGGACACGCCAAAACTTAGAAGGTATTTTTAATGAAACTACCCAAAATTTAGCTACTGGTCAAAATCAATTTGGTGGCCCTAAATTTGCTGCTGCAATTGCTGGTAACAAACAACAGCGTGACAATTTGCGTACTTTGGTTACAGAAACAAGCGGTATGCAAGCATGGCAAGGTTTTGAAAGGTTTTTAGATGTAGCGCAAGCACAAGGTCAGCGTATGCCAGCTAACTCCGCTACAGCGTTTAATGAAATGATTAAAGGCGAACTTGGTAGCGGAATTGTGTCTAAAGGTTTAACTGTATTTAAACCATCAAACATTGTAAATTGGGCTGAAAATGTACAACTTGGTCGCAATGCCGATATGTTAGCTAAAATGTTAACTGACCCTGATTCAGTCAATAAATTGCAAGAACTTGCAAGAACTGGCCCAAGATCGGCTAAAGCACAAACATTGGTAAATTCAATTGCAGGCGGTTATATTGCACAAAAACCTGAAATTACAGAGGAATCAAAATGAGTAGAAACGGATCGGGAGTCTATTCACTCCCAGCAGGCAACCCAGTAGTAGCAGGCACAACAATTACATCAACATGGTCAAATAACACATTAAATGATGTAGCTTCTGCTTTAACTGGTTCTTTAGCGGCAGACGGTCAAACCCCTGCAACGGGTAATCTTAATATGGCAAATAATCGCATTATTGCGGTGTCTGACCCTATAAATTTACAAGACGCTGCAACTTATAATTTTTTACAAGCTGGCACTTATACAATCGATTGCGGTACATTCTAAGGTGGAATCTATGGCATTCGAGATTGATCCAGTTAAATATGGGGTTCTATGGCAAAAAGTCGAAAATTACGAAGTTAAGTTCGATGAAATGTCAAAAAAGATCGACAAGATGGAAGCATCTGTTGAAGAACTTGTTGCAATGGCTAATCGCTCTAGGGGCGGTTTTTGGGTCGGAATGGGGTTTGTATCTGCTTTTAGTTCACTCGTAGGATTTATTGCACATTGGTTCAGTAAGGGTTAATCAATGTGTCAGATGATCTTGGGTTGTCAACAGGTGCAAAGGGCATTAGCGAGGGTATAAAGACTGGTCGTGAAGCTGGTCGTGAGATTGGCAAGAACATTGAAGAAGTACAAAAGGAAGCAGTCGATGTAGCGAAAGAACGGGCAAACGCAAGAATCCGTGAACGCAGGGAAGCAGAGTTTAAGAAGGAACGGGCGATATTCAAAGCCCTTGAGGAGTATCGACACCGTAAACAAATTACGGATGAGGAGTACAAATTAAGGGTGGAGTTTATTAAGAAGTTCGGTACTAAAGAGTGGGATAAGGTCATTCAGATAAAGACCGAAATTGAAAAGATAGAAAAGGCAGACAAAGACTACTTTGATGCCGAGTTGTCAAAAGTAAGATGGGTGCAATTTTGGTGCTTTTTGGCGGCTGGTTGGATTGCTTATTTTATTGTATGGGGTGGTAAAAAATGATTCCATTAATGGCATTAGTCGATGTTGGGATGAAAGTCCTAGACAAGTTTATTCCTGACCCTGAAGCCAAAGCCAAGGCTCAAAAAGAACTCTTACAGATGCAACAAGAGGGCAGGTTAGCTGAACTACAAGCTGACAATATCGAAGCTCAAGAACTTACTAAACGCCAAGAAGCGGATATGGGTAGTGACTCATGGCTATCTAAAAACATCCGCCCAATGACCTTAATCTTTATTCTTGGTGGGTATTTTGTTTTTGCCATGATGAGTGCCTTTGGAAACAACGCTAATGAAAAATATGTAGAGTTGTTAGGCCAATGGGGGATGCTGGTTATGTCATTCTATTTTGGCGGGCGTACGCTCGAGAAGATCATGGATATGAAGGCTAAGAATGAACCTAAGTCCTAACTTCACCCTAGACGAACTGACCCACACGGATCACAGGCAGTTTGATAACACGCCTAACGCCTCAGAGATGGCTAACCTTGTGCGCCTAGCTGGGTTCTTAGAGGAAGTTAAGACCGTCTTAGGTGGCAAGCCCGTGATGATTAACTCAGCCTTTCGTTGCAAAGAAGTCAATGACGCTGTAGGATCAAAGGACACTAGCCAGCATCGGATTGGTTGTGCCGCAGATATTCGAGTACCTAGCATGACCCCCGATGAAGTCGTTAAGGCTGTGATTGGATCGGGGATAGGCTATGACCAAATTATTCGAGAATTTGACCGTTGGACACATATTAGTGTGCCTAGTGTTGCTGGCGATAGTCCTCGCAGGCAAGCACTAATTATCGATAAACAGGGTACTAGACCGTACTAGAACAGGTCTGTTAGGTCTACGACCTTCCACAAGTTTTTGGGAACATCGTAGAAGTATTCGTCACGGGCTACCGCTTTGTTCGGTACTTCAACTAACGGGCAATCTTTAATCTTGTTGGCCCTAATCCAGTAAGCATGGGTTAAGGGGCGATTAACCACATACATCGTGGTTCTAGGGTGGTTAAACAGCTTATCCTTGCGCTGGGCGATATGGATCGTTTCAAACGGGCAAAACTCCCAATCCCTAACCTCTACCTCGGCATACCCTAAAAACTCCCCTTTCAGGCTTAATACGAGGTCTACAGCGTACTTATCGGGGTTAGGTAAGGCATCTATATACCAAAGGTTATTGAGCCACCTAGCAACCGCATCACGGGCAGGTGGGTCACAAGCATCGTGCAGGGCTTGGTCAAACTTCTTATATTGCATAGCCGTGCATGAGGTAGTTAGTACCAAAGAACAGCACGCAAAATAGGACTGCCGCCAAACCACCAAGCAAGAACATACGGATAGACTCGATACGCTCCTTCTTCTTCTCTGAGGCCCGTAAAGCGTTGTACGCCTCTAGGTCACCCCAGCCTTTATCAAGCATCCTTTGGCGGTCAGTAAACTTACGTTGGGCCTCATAAAATAACTCTGCATCTCGTTCGCTTTTTAACACGATGACTCCTAGTGAAATATCTTATAACGGGGGTTACAGGTCACTTCTACGGGTACATCAGACATAACCCCGTTGATCCTGCGCTTTGCCGTGATGACTACGGGGCGTGTACCAGCATCCTCACACTCTGTAATGCCCAGTATGACTTGGGCACGGCTCATGTGAAACGCCTGTTTGTCAGTTTCTAAGCTGACATTGGGTGGGGAATAAGAACTACAGGCGGTAAGACTTAGCAGGCTTAGCAATAAAATAGACTTCATAAAAACCTTTCTGCCCCCGAAGGGGCGTTGATTAACGGGCTGTAACTTTAAGGGTAATAACTGCGGTGGTTTTGGTGTGTTTCTCGATTAACTCGGCAGGTACATTGGCTTCTGCGTATACAGCCTTGTTATCTACTGTCTTGCGCTGGGATAGGGTCACACAGGCTTTATAAAGGTTGCCCTCGATGTGTCCTTCTTCTTGCTTGAGTTCGGTCTTGAGTGCTTCTGCTTGGGCTTCTAGGTCAGCGATTTGAGCCAAGAGCATACCGAGTTGGTCAACTTTGGTAATTTGTAGGTCTAATACTTGCATTTGATTCTCCTTATCTATCTCACTCGAATTGAGTAAGACAATTATAAGTTAAGTAATCTTAATAATGCAAGATATTTTATAGGGATATACCCTTAGAAAACAGGGCAATATTTGGCAGTTACGATCAATAGGGCAGAAAGCCGCAAAACTCCCTAATTACTGCATCCTATTTTGACGGCTTAACGCCCTTAAAAAGTGGGGTACTTGCGGGCCTAGATATGTGAAGCCAAATCCGCTTTCCCCCGTTCCCGTGAAGGAACTTTAATTATAAGCCGTTCTTTATTTGATAAACCCGCAGTAGATGCTCAAAGCACTCCCAGCCCTTTTGAAGCCGATCCTGCTCAATTTCTATCAATTTGACCTGATCGGTCGTACCGTTGACAAAGACGATAGCGCACCTAGCCGTTGGTACTCCTAGACCCTCTCGGTAAGCGGCTAACTGCATCTCATGCTCAAAGTACACATCCACCTTATCTAAGTCGGTATCTTTAGTCTTAAAATCGACTATAAAGCCCGCCCTAGCCATTAAATCACATTTACCACCATACCCTAACGGATGGGCAAAAGACTTCTCTGAGAGCCATAGCTGGCTTCCAAAGGCATTCTCTAGGGTTTCTATGATGGTATTAATGTAAGGTGGCTTTTCAGGCATATAGACCCCCTCAAACCAGCTTTGAATGATGGCGTGGATCGCAGTACCTCGTTCTGCCGCTTCTCGACCCTGCGCTTTACTATCCTGCATCACCCTAGCTAACCAGTCTGATTCGGGTTCGTCAGGCAGTCTAGGCAGGGTTAAGGCCGCTAAGAGGACTTGTTGCTGTTTCCATGTATCAAGCCCTGCTTTCGATAGCATTCCGTTAATTGTTGTAACACTTGGCAGAAGTCCGAGCTTCCGTGCGTCACGGAGCGTTGTTGCCCGTTCCCCAGTTTTGCCGATGGTTGTGTAGGCTGGAGTGCCATCTTTCTTATACCAGTGACCTGATTCACTTAGTTTCTCCTTAACTATCATTTTTTACCTTTATTGGTAGGGGCTAACTGCGCCCCTTTTTTTATCTACAAATAGTTACCCATTGGCAACCGCCACCACCGCAAACATACTGTTGCCAGCAATTAGCTTGTTGGGCTACTGCAAAACCAACTACAAAAGATGCTGCAAGAATTACAAGTGCTTTTTTCATGGTTTTCTCCTTAAAATGGAATATCACTTAAATCATCATCTTGAATCTTAGGCGCATTTTTTTCACGCTCTTGTTGCCCACGCCACTCACTACTTTCCGCTATCTTTTCCTTATAGTACTTAGGTAGCGCATCGTATTCTTCCTGCTTAAAACTTTGTAGCCAAAAGATTTTGGTGGGGTTGATGCCTTCAGGCTGGGCGTTACGCAAGGCAGACGGCACAGGGCTAATACCTGAGATATTAGCGTACTTACCATCCTCAGAGTGCGTAATATTGACCATGCAAAACTTACCCAAAAGGTTCTTGAGGTCAAAGTTTTTACGATCCTCGGTAGTCATTTTTTTATTCGACCACGCCTCTAAGTCTTGGCGCAAACGGGCCTGATCCCCAAGGCTAACGGTATACCGCTTAGATACGATTAACGGCTTGCCATCGTCTGTCTGCAAAGGTAGCCCTGCATCATCATCCCCGTGCAACTCCCAAGTCAACACAACTTTGTGCATGATCTTGGTTTCTCCAGCCCACTCGGTAGCTTGGTGACCTAAGTCAATGACAGAGTAAAGCCTTGCCATATGCAAGCCAGCAGGGGCAATTCTAAAATCTTTTTGAGTATCAGAAATAATCATTTTTTTTCCTTTGTTAATAGGTTTCTAACAACATTACGGCAATAAGCTACTGCGGCACTTGCATCTGAATCGGTTACTGTAAGCCTAGTCGTGTCTTTTATAGAAGCATCAAACACCTTTAATGTTCTAGCCATAAGGTCGTATCTATTACCTACAGTAGCCCTTTTATCGTTTACTTGACGAATAAAAGATTGAGCAATATTGGGCAATTCGTTAAACTTTTGGTTACATAAATTTGAATATATATTTTTAATATATTGTTGACTATGCCCGTCAAGAATCATGCAAGTAGCTACGGTTCTAATTGGGGCAGAGGACAAGACAGCAATGTTCTTTCCACAATATTCGACTAGGTTATCGTGTACCTCGCCTACGCCTGTATTGTAAATTTCAATAATTTGATCTGCGCTGTTTACAGTATCTCCGCCATACGCTAACCGAGCCAGTACACGGCAAACCTCTGCGGTTCTCATGTGCATACCCGTCAAGTCAGCCATAGTCCTTTTGATGCCGTTATCTAAGACCTTAAAGGCTTCATCGCTAACCTCGGTAGTAACTAGCATTTCAATGGAAATATTAGATTCAATAATCCCTTCTAAACGATGTTGCCCATCTAACAATCGACCTGACTTAGTAAACGCTATGCCCTGATGCGTCAATATCCACTCACCACGCTTAATCATGCTTGCAATACCTGATGCCCACCAACCCCTTTTATTGCGGTTATCAATGTTTTTGGCAAGGTACGATTTTGCAATTTCAGGCGTAATTAATTGAATTTGCATTTTCATTGTGATCTCCCGTATGGGTTTAGATCGTTAAATACACCTTGTAAGAAATCACGCTGACGGTTAACTGGCGCAAAGCCACAGCCATAGCGCAGTAAGTCAATTTGTTCTTTGGATAAGTCTGTGCCACCTTCTAGCACAGTAAAGATGCGTTCAAGTTCACCTTGAAGCTGTAGTAAGTCATTGGTTTGCGATTCTATTTCACTCATTTGAGTTCTCCTATTAACACAGCATATGCTGTATCACCATATTAACTTAACTTAACAGACAATGCAAGAAATATGTTAAGATACCTTATGCCATTAAATTCAATTGCTATCATCAAACTTTTAGGTGGCCCTACCAAGGTTGCTAAATTGCTAAATATCAGCGTTCCTGCCGTATCCATGTGGCAAAACGGGGATATACCCTACGATAAGCTGGTGATCCTAGCCGCTACCCTTGAGAAACAAAGCCACGGGCTAGTAAACCGAAAGACCCTATTTCCTGAAAGTTATAAATTAATTTGGCCTGAATTAGATTGATGTATACTGTGGGGGCAGATTCGACCCTGTTTAGTGCTAAATCGGACAAGACCCTTTAGGGTTGCTTTGAGCGTTTAGGTAATGTTCCGATTCATTACTTAAGCGGGTCGAACTTAGAGCAACCTTAAGGGGTTTTTCTATTTCTGCCTAGCCCGTACTCATTGGTGTTGCTACGGTAAAGGCTGTAAATACCCCTAGAAACTACTAGCGCAATTGCGCCTCATTTAGCTGTATTGCTTGGCTACCTAAGAGAACCGTACTGTACGGATAGACCGATGATGTGATAAAGACAGACCTAGGCACGACAAAGACATCGAAGCAATATGAACCGACAAACTCAGCAAGATCGTAAATAACACCTATTCCTCATAGTAGGGATAGGTGTGTCCTCAAAATCTAGCAATCTCGTATTAAAAAAGCAACACTTAGGGTATATCCCTATAAAATAACTGTTGACATACTTAAGCTACCTTAATAAACTGGTATCACTCAATAACGAGTGAGATAGGAGAAATAGATGAAATACATGGCAATAGAAAACAAAACACAAAAAAATGTGCGCTTTCGTGCTACAGCTTATGGCGATTTTTTAACATTTTTAGAAGATGTTATGTTGCATAACGAAGAATCGGGCTGGATTTATTATGTTGAAAATGTCATGGTTTCTTACGAACAAGCCCGTGCCGCTGTAGTTCAAGCATTTGCTGACGCTAAAGCAAAAAAAGAATTGACCCACAAGCGTGTACGCATCAGTGTTGGTGCTACCTGTTTGCCAAATACATACAGAGAAGTTTGGGTTAAAAAATGATCGAAACCATAATGACCGTGTTTGCAATAGCGACATTTATCATCTTTTCAGCAGTAATGATAATTGCCGCATTTCTTTATTACTGGATGGATAAATGACCTTTCTTGTTGCTAACATACCGCCAGTTAAATGCTTTGTACGCAGAGAGTTTCTTTATAACCACCAGTCAGGGCATGGAGAACTTGAACCCTGTGTGTGGATGACCGCTAAGGCTATTAAGGGTCAAGCCTTTCGTATAGAGTCAATGCTGACAAACTACGGGGCGTTGTACGACAAGTTACCTATTCATGCTTATGTGTGGAAAGCCGTAGATGACCCGTTACCCTTAGACTTCTTACAGATATGGGACTGCCTTAGTTATGACATGGCGGTAATTGAGAAGTCTAATTTACGGGGGCTTAAGGTCAAGTTCTTTGGTAAGGACAAACAGTTTCATTTTGGTAACTACCTGTTCACCATTGACTTTGCCAGCCCTGAAGCTAACCGCCTTGACACTAGCTTTAGTGAGGGGGTCGAGGAACATAAGTCTTATAACTTTATTAAGCTAGATAACGGGCAGTTTGCCTGCCAGCCCAATAACCGTTGCCTTTGGTACGATGTATCTCTTGTACCTGCTGTATTAAAGACCCCCGACTTTAAGATACCAACCGAGGTCTACAGCGTAGAAAATCACGCTAAATGGAGTGCTAAAGACGAATGGTTCTATAACTTTGACGCACTATGACCTTTCAAGACTTCTACTCTCTCTATCCCCGCAAAATGGCTCGTAAAGACGCTGAACGGGCATGGAATAGACTCACCCCTACCCAGCAAAAAGAATGCCTAGAAGCCCTGCCAAACTACCTTAAATACTGGAAGATTAAGGAAACCCAAAAAGACTACATTCCGTACCCCGCCTCGTTTTTAAACGCTGAACGGTGGACTGACGAGATTGACCTAGAACCCAATAAAAAGCCTGAATTACCGTGGTATTCCACAGAGGAACTGACCACCCGTAAGGCCCAAGAGGTAGGTTGCCCAGCTTACGGTGGAGAAACTTGGCAAGCATGGAGAGCAAGGATCAGCCAAAAGATTAAGCAATTAGATGAACAGCTATAAGCAAAGGATCGAGTATTTGGCCCAATCCTACATAGCCATAGCCCAGCGTTATAGGAACTGGGATATGGTCAAAGAATTAATCGAGCGCAATAAAGACACAGAAGCAGATGTAAAAAAACGAATAAAGGAACTGTATGCGAGAAATAGACCCGAATAAATGTATAGACTTTATTCTTGAAAACGCTGGTAAGTACGCATCTGCCAAGGGTGAGTTAGCCCAATTAGAAACCTTTAAAAGCAGTCTAAAAGCCATAATGATGCA